GCGTCCTCACCAACTCTGATCCTTGAGGCGAGTGCTGCCAGAGCATCGACATCATCCTGATTCGCATCATCAGCGGCAGTCGGCATAGGAATTCCACCGGCGCGCTCGTGATTGATGGCATCGATACGAAGGAGTCTGTCTTTGATGAGCCAGTTCTTGTAACACTCTCTGAACAAGCTCCTTCCAACCCAGTTACCGCCATCTCCGTCCCAGACATAGGCGACAAGGTTGTCAACAGGGATCTCCTTTGCCTTCGGATCCCACTGCTTGATCGAGACCAAACCCCCATCGGGAGCTACATTGATCTGCTGAATGGTCTCTGGCATTCTCTCACGAAGATGCTTGAGAGTCCAGAGACTATCCAGATCAATGAATCCGATGTCTTCGAAGAACATGTGACCGTAGAAGAGCGCGAGTAATGAGCGACGTAGGTGCGCATCGTGACTGAAACGGTCTTTCATACGCCCGCGCGGGAGTGGCTCCTCGTCTTTGATGTCCAGGTTCATGTTATTAGCAAGTCTCTGAACTCTGTCAGGGCTCGCTCCGTTGGCATCAATCAGCCACTTGTAGCGTCGAATCGGCATTGTGATCCCAAAGAACAGAGCCGCGATCTGTGCATCAGTCCTCATCTCGTTGTATACTCGTACAGAGTTCGGCCAAGTGATGTCAGGGACATACTCCTTGGTGTCTACGTAGGCGGACCAAGCAGGAGTAGCTCCACCGAAGCCACCGCCCATCACAGTACCCATCGTCCCCAATTCATTGACTGGAGGCTTAGAGCCTGCTGTGGTTGTGATTCTTGGCCTAGCCACGCTTCTTCACTCCAATATTAGGCTCAACCTGAGGAATGAGAGCTCCCAGTCCCAGATATCCCCCGAAAGTTCCGACAGCAGCATAAACCAGATCAACCCATTCAGCTGATGTCAGACCTTCACCGATGCTGGCCTTCAAAACAGCAAGTACCGCGAGTGCTGCCGCCACGGTGGCTCTAAGCACGTATCTGACTCTGACTGAGTCCATCACAGTTCTCTCTTTCCTTCGTGGATGTGTGAAGAGCTTGTTGGCATCCCAGCAACCGCTGCATCACAGATCGTGCCAATCAGCTGACCCTTCTTGACCTCCTGGTTCAGAGAGATAGCTCTTGAACCGAAGTGAGTCAGATAGTAGTCAGCATGGTCTGCGACGATATACATGCTCCATCCGTAGGCTGAACCCGGAACACCGCCCTCAATCGGATCTCGACCTGACAGTCTCCTGACTGAACCGTCAGAGGGGCAGAGGACTTTCTGTCCGGCTTTGCCGAAGACATCTATGGCAGGATATCCGTCCAGACCGGCAGTCATGTGAGTCGCTGTGAAATTGGTCGGAAGCTGAATCGCTGTGGGGTCTGGATGCGGCTCAGGAAGAGTTGAAGGGTGCCAGATCTTGTATGCCTCATTGATCAAACTGATAGCAACAGAGTCCATTGCCATCTGTCCTTCATTTGGCCCTGTGGGTACTCTGATCGAGCGAAGCAAGTTAAATGTACTTGCTCCAATCCATCCTGTCGGCTCGATTCCTTGCTGCCGCTGAACGCCCGCAACGCCAGAATCTTTGACCATTCCCGTACCTCGGCCGTGTGAAAACTTGTTGTTGAAATATTCGTCCCAGTTATCAGGATCCCATGGCAGCCAGCGTTGGGCACGACAGACTGTGCGCTTGTACGCCATCACATCAGGTCCTGGTGGAGAGGGTGCCTTATTCTCGTCAACAGCGTCTGGTGGATAAAGTGATCGTGGGAAACCGTCCACCACAACCATCGGACCACCCTTATACGGCTCTTCGTACCATTCCATCTTTGCTCCCTTCACATGACCATGTCTAGAAGGTCACCGGCGATTGAATTGTTCTTTTTCTTTCCTCCGAGCTTGTGCTCGTCTTCCTTGATTGAACCACGCTTGACGATGCTAAGGACACAAGCGTCAGCACGGTCTGGGGACGGCAATCCCCTATCCCTCATGTCGTCCTTACTCTCGATCACAATCTGCCCGGCGTCGTTCTCCCACCACTTGATGGAGCCTAGCTGATTGATCAGAAGCTCGTCATCAGGGTCTAGATCGATCAAACCGTCATCCATCAGCACTCTGAAGGTCCAATAGATCTCTGCGCGACGATTGCGGAATCGCTTCGCATTTCTAGGCTTCTCAGAACCGTAAATCGCTCTGACATTAAGCCCTCGGTGCTTGAGCTTGTCGAAAACACCAGCACCTACGCCAATGGCGTCGATATTGGCTGCGAGCTTCTTAGCACCATGACTTCTAAGAATCTTCTCGATTCTATCAGCACTTTCTTCAGTATCGAGCTTTGCCCAGTCATCTTCAAGTCTGATGTGGAAGCCACGATTTCGATAGACCACGCTGCGATCTGTGCCGAATCGAGCGATGTCTACACCATACTGGCCAGGCTCGAGGCCCGGCTGCTGGCAAGCAATCGCCTTCTTGATCATTCTAGGACTGAGTAGAGTATCATCGGTGACCTCTGGAAATTCAGCCTCGATCTTTCCTTGCCAGCTAGGAGAGCCAATCCCCCAGTCCTTAGCACGATCTTTGACCCAGTTAGGGGATATTAGTTCCTTACTGATGTCTTCAGGAACTGATTCCTCTGGTCCTATGCGTACTCGCTCGAAGAGCTCGCAGACAGCCTGGGTGAAGTTCGGAGTGCACCAGGCCGGAATTGTGATGACATTCCATCCTGATCCTGGCTTACACACTTCAGCGAAGTGTGAACTGGGGTCTTCAGGGTTTCCGATAGCGATTACACGACTGTCGTCGTTGGTGGTAATTGACAAGATTGCATCGAAGAGTTGTTTGGGAACTCCGTTAGCCTCGTCGATCACCCCGAGCACATAGCGTGCGTGGATTCCCTGAAGAGAGTCTTCATCGTAATCAGCAGGCTTCCGACCCATAGCAATGAGTTCCTCAGTGCTATCTCCGATCTTCCGTTTAGCGTGAGCTTCTGCCATGTGCCACTGACAATCTCCCGCGATACGACCTGGCAGCTTACCCTTCGAGTGAACCCTCTTGAGGTAGCGCCACAGGATCGCTTCAATCTGTGGCCAGCTGGGCGCGGTAGTGAGTGAGAATGCACTGCCCAGCTTGTGTACTCGCGGATCCATCCACCAACCAATTGCGCGACTGACGATAAAGCTCTTCCCGCTCGCGTGGCAGCTCTTGACTGCTGTTTGCTTATGATCTCTGATGGACTCTATGACCTCGAGCTGTTTCGACCAGATGAACTCTCCGAGGACATCTTCCATCCACATCTTTGGATTCTCGAGGTACATACTAGAGCGCGGATAGAGCCTATCAGCAGCATTCTGCCCTGTTCCCGGTGGAAGACCTGGGCGGGAAGTTATGACTGACATGGCTCTAGAATCCCCTTGTGGTAGGCGAGCGCTACCGCGTGGGAGCTGTTCCTTGCACCGAGAGCTCTCATTGCACTCCTGCGACGAGATTTGATCGTGTCAGGACCAACATGGCTCTCAGCGCACGACTCAGCAATTGACAGACCTTCCGCCAGCTGTAGCAACGCTCCAAGCTCTAGCTCAGAGAGACCCTTCTTAGTTTCAGTAGCGATCAGAAGTCTCCTGTACTCGTCTCTGGATCGACATTCGGTGTGGTGTCGTCGGGGTTGTGACCTACGATACGTCTGAATGATCTTGTCGCTGCTGGGAAAATGGGTACGAGGCTGTCCTTCTTGGTGACGTACAGATCCATTGGGCCCGGATCGAAGGCGTTGCAGTTCAGACAGTAGCGTGCGTTGGGTTTCGGGTCTCCTGTGCCTGCCTGCTGGACTGCTACCCACTCGTGTGTGCCGTCAAGTTCCCGCTCTGTGCAAGGGGTGAGCGGGTCACCCATCCTGATGCTACTCATGAGATCACGCTGTCAGCTCGACCTTCAGCTCTTCGTCGAAGAGCAGCAGTCGAGCAAAGTATCTAGTACGACCATGCTCCAGCGCTAGGGAGACACCCAGGAGACAACAACCTAGCTGATCAGCTAGTTGTTCGGCTCTTGCTCTCGCTTTACTCCAGTCATTCCGGTTCATGATCATCTTTACTACCCTCCTTCGGCTCTGTTTGGTACCTTCTGGAGATCTATGGACTTGGCTGTT